TTTACAAGAACAGGCTGACGCTGTCGTTCAATCAATAAAAGACAGTAATGATACAAGTGAAACAGCCCTTAGAGATGCTCTTAAAAAACAATTTGAACTTAAAAATCAAGGTAAGAAGTTATCTGTTGAAGTACAACAACAACAAGCAGCAGAAATTGAGCGTATTGTTAAAGAAGAGTTAGAAAAAGACAAAGAAGCAAGAAAGAAGGCTAACGATGATAAAATCAAAGCAGCCCAAGAAGCAGGTAAAATTGAAATAGAAACACTCACCAACGACATAGAAGAAAAGAAATTAAAGTATGGTGAGGATAGTAAAGCATATAGAGATGCTATACAACAAAGATACGACAAACAAAACGAAATATTAGATAGCGAAGAAAAGTTATTAAAGGATAAAGAAGGTACCAAAGATGGACTTACACAAGATGAAATCAACAGGTTAAAGTCCATACAGAACGAAAGAAAAGCGTTATCACTTGAAGTCCAAAAAACAAATCAAGAACAAATACAAAGTGATAGAGACAAAGCACAGAAAACATTAGACGACCAAAAAAAGTTTAAGGATGAAGAGTTTGCTTTACAGATGAGTAATGCGTCTAATAACTTTCAATTACAACAACAACTATTAGCGGACAAACTTAAACAAGACGAAGAATACTTTGCGGCTCAAGAAGCACTTTATGCTGGTAATCAAGAAAAACTTGATGAAATTGATAGAGCGAGAACTGCTAACTTACAACAAAACGCTCAACAACAAGACCAAATAAGAAAGGCTCAGGTTGATTTACAACTAAGAGCAGCAGATGCTGTTATAAGTGCTTTTGGTGCTGAGACCAACGCTGGTAAAGCAGCCCTAATTGCTAAACAAGTTATTTTAGCAAAAGAACTATTTTTGGAGGCTAAAAGAACCTTGACCACGCTACTAAAGCAGCCAAAGAAGGTGGTGGTGAAACTGGTGGAACAGAAACACCACAAGTATCAGGTACAGCAGTTCCAAAACCAAGAGGAATGGCAGCGGGTGGATTAGTTCAGGGAGTAGGCGGCCCAAAAAGCGACCTTATACCAGCGATGTTGAGTAATGGTGAAAGTGTAATCAACGCACAATCTACATCAGCATTCAAACCATTATTATCAGCCATAAACGAAATCGGTGGGGGTAGAAGATTTGCTGAAGGAGGGATTGCTATTTCTTCATTCGGTCAAGACCAAACTTTATCACAATTACAAACTATGATGAATACACAACAAGTTCCAATAAAAACTTATGTTGTGGCAAGTGATATGACCTCACAACAAATGTTAGATAGAAACATTCAAAGTCGTTCAACAATATAAAAATTGAACTTCTCTAAAAAATTGATATTTATTAGTATATGACCCCTAAAATAATTGAACTTATTATTCAGGACGGAGATGATGAAGCGGGGCTTGATGGTATTGCGTTGGTAGAGATGCCAGCACACGAAGCAAACTTTGAATACTTCAACCAAGAAGAACAAACACCTTGTGAGGACGGCAAATGTTCTCACTATATTCTCGCAGATGAGAAAATACCACAGGTAATTCAAATGTTTCACGCTTACGGAGAACCACAAGGTTTTCTTGAGAAAGAAGGTTGGGAAATAACATCTGTTAGACCAGTTGGAAAACAAGAGTTCCAAATTATAAGTAATCCCAATTTACCATCGGCACAGGACACACCTGATGTAAGATTTAGATACAAGTATGTAGGCCCAAAAGATGAACTCAACAGAACATTCTGTGCTGAAATGATGGCTGCTCGTAGAGTTTTTAGGATTGAAGATATAATGGAAATGAGTAATCGTTCCGTAAATGAAGTAGGCCCCGATGGATATGATATATTCACTTGGCGTGGTTCGTACAACTGTCGTCATCGTTGGGTTCAGTTGGTTTATGAACCTACGGGTCGTATTGTAAATAACGACAAAGCACTTGGTAATGTAATGGACGAGGATGATATGCCAGGTCCAGATACAAGAACAACTGCTACTATTGAAGCAGGTAATACACCACCCAGAACTGGTTTTGCTTCATCAAATCCTGATGTAAGCAGTTTGTCTCCTTATGTGGAACAAATATCAAAACCGAAGAAAAAACCAGTTCTGGCTTCTCTGCCTTTATTTGAAAAACAAGAAGACGCAGAAGCAATTGCTATGTTGATTGGTTGTGAAGGTTCGCATCCACATTCATACGGAGATAAGACCTTGTTTATGCCTTGTAAATCACATCCAAAGGAAGATACTGACTACATCACAGATGGTGAAACTGACCCTGATGATGTCGGTGGAAGTGATAATCCTATGGATAATTACGGACTTGAAGAAGCCTGTTGGCCTGGCTACGAAGCGATAGGCTTGAAGGACAACGGAGACCCTAATTGTGTTCCTGTGGAAATGGCAAAAGAAATGATGAAACAAGAGTTTCAATCTTACGATGACTACCCTGAAAGTGCCAGAAATAATGCGTGTAAAGCGATTAAATGGAAAGAAGAGCACGGGGACGAAGTAAAGGGAATGACCCAAATAGGTTGGATAAGAGCGAACCAATTATGTAAGGGTGAAAAGATTAGTGAAGAAACAATAGCCAGAATGTCTGGTTTCCAAAGACACAGAAAGAATAGTGAAGTATCACCAGAGTTCAAGGACACGCCTTGGAAAGACAAGGGGTATGTTGCTTGGTTAGGATGGGGTGGAACAACAGGAGTAAATTGGGCAGCCGATAAATTGAAGTCCATAAGAAATGAGATGAGTTTTTCTGTATTCTCTATGGAAGAAAAAATGGTTGTCGGGCCTGCTATGGTTCCTGATAAGATGATTATTAGAAGAAACGAAATAACAGGTGAAGTGTATTATGTGTATTTCACCGCTGAAACAATAAAAAAACTTCAACAGAAGTTTATGTTGGAAAAGTTATTAGACAAAACAAATGTAGAGCACGGAAGAAAGTTTTTAAACGGAGTATCTGTGGTTGAAAGTTGGATTGTTGATGACCCCAAAAAAGATAAACAACAAGTATTCGGTATGGATTACCCGAAAGGGACTTGGATGATTTCTATGAAGATAGAAGATGACGCAATTTGGCAGAAGGTCAAAGACGGCAAACTAAATGGTTTCTCGGTTCAAGGATATTTCTTGGAGAAAGCAAAGTTCAATCAGGACAATACCGCAATCCTTGACGAAATCAAAGACATTCTAAAACAATTTGTATGATGAATTACCAAGATGCTATAAAACGAATAAATAAACTGCTTGGTTTGTATAAGTTTAATTCTTACAAAATCAAAGAAAGTGGTAATGAAATTATCACAGAAGGTGATTTAGCGGTAGGCGAACCTATTTATATTATCAATAAAGACGGACAAATACCAGCACCTGATGGTGAGTTTGAGTTAGACGACACAACCAAAATAACAATCAAGGACGGAAAAGTCCAAAAAATAAATTACGACAATATGGAACAAAAACAAAACTTCGTAGAAGCGACGCTAAAAGATGGAACGGTGGTGAAATCCCCAACATTTGATGTCGGTGAAGAAGTCAAAGTTGTAAGTCCTGACGGAAAAGAAATGCCTGCGCCAGATGGTGAGCACGAGTTGAAACTCAAAGACAGCGAAGGTAAAGAAGTCCTAATCAAGATTATCACTAAAGACGGAAAGATTACCGAAAGAGAAAATGTTGAACTCCCTGCTGAAGAAGAAAAAGAAGTAGAGGAAGAAATGGGTATGACTACACCAGGACTATCTCAAGGCAACGACAATATGGAAGGTTTCAAAAAGGAACTTATGGCTGTATTAGGAGAAATCAAAGATAAAATTGATACTATCGTAGCAGACCAAGAAGAAATGAAAAAGAAGGTCTCCAAGTTTGCGAAGGAACCCGCAGGAGAACCCTTGAGAGTTGGTAAAAACCAAATCCAAACTGAACTAAATGCTTCTAAAGACGATTATATCGCTCAACTTGTAAGCATTAGACAAGGTTTCAACAAAAAATAAATTAAATTAAACTAAAACAATTAAAGTTATGGCAAACAACAAGCGCTACGACTTCAATTTTAACCTTTCATCTTTGAGTACCTACACGGATGAAGTGGGAGGAGAATTGATTAGAAGAGCAATTTTGGAAAGTGAGACCATCAAACTAATTAAAGTTCAACCTGGTATGTCTATTATGCCACTTTCTACAGAGATGTAGATTGAAAAATGGGGTAAAATCGGTGAAGGGTGAGACACCTAATACCGAGCCAAACTTCAGGATTACGAAAGGCTTGAAGCGGTGTAGAGCATAGGAAGTGAATAAATATAATCTTCCCACGAGTATCCCACAACTGAAAAGTTGAAAATGTATGCCGAACTAACACGAAAAGGAAGTGTTAGAAGTCAGGATAAAAAGCCTGATGTTTAACAAAATTGGTAAAAGGCAGTCAAGCAATCAATTTGCTTAACTCTAACCTTGAAGTTCAGGACGGAACTTGTGGTTGGTCTCCAAGTGGCAGCACAATTTATACTCAAAGAGATATTACTGTGTGCCAGTATAAAATAAACGAAACATTATGTCCTGCTGACCTAAATAATTACTGGCTCGGGGCTTTACTCACTCCTGGCAGCACGCCAGAGACAGTTCCCTTTGAACAGCAAATCGCAGAATTAAAGACGGCACAGATTTCTCAGTATGTAGAAAATCAAATCTGGGGTGCTTCATCAGCGACTACTTGTATGTCTGGTTTG